CAGGGAATGGGTGCAGTTGTAAACCAGACAATCAATGTAACTACAGGAGTACAGCAGACAGTGAGAGCTGAAATACAAAACCTAATGCCACAGATACAAGAAGCGGCAAAAGCGGCTGTAGCTGATTCTAGGGCTAGAGGCGGTAGTTACAGTAAAGCATTGGTAGGTAGATAATATGTCATTAAGCTATCCATTAACATTTCCTTCAAGCATACAGATACAGAGCTTTACCCTGCGTTATGTAAAATCTGTAGCCATGTCTGAGTCACCTTTTAGTTACGCACAGCAAGTACATGACTTCGGTGGCGGCAGATGGGAAGCAGAGATCACTATACCGCCTTTAAAGCAAAGTGATGCCCAAGTATTCCAGGCATTCTTGATTGGCTTAAAAGGGCGTTTTGGCACGTTTACGATGAGCCATCCTCTGCATAGTGTATCTCTTAGTAGAACAGCATCAGGGACTAAGGGTGATAGCGATGTTGATTTTAATGGTTCTGTTGATGCAGGTACTTATTTCTCTGTAGATAATCATCTTTATCTTACGCTAGAGACTGGCACTGCTCTTGTTGAAATACAACCGCCATTAAGAACAACCATTAGCAGCGCAACTATTGATACAACTTTACCTTTAGGCACATGGCGATTGGCTACTAATGACGTTGATTGGACTACAGGTTCTAGCGCAGTTACTCCATTTACATTTGCTTGCATTGAGGCTGTCTAATGGCTAGAGGATTGCAAAGTGCAATGGAGTCTGCTGTTGAAGCTACTCAGGTAAGACCATTTGTCCTTGTTGATTTAATGTTTAGTTCACCAATATATCTTTGGTCTGGTTATGGTGATTTAAGTTACACAAACACCTATCTTGGTGTTGGTGAATTACTAAGCATAAACGCTATTGAAGAGTCACAAGACTTAGGCGCGAACGGATTACAGATTGATCTATCTGGAATTAATGGCACAACCTTATTGACTAAGGCTTTATCCGAAGAATATCAGGGCAAAACAGTAACAGTTCGTCTAGGTGCTAAAGACAGCTCAGGTAACATCATCAGTGATCCCATAGTTATTTATAGTGGCTTCATGGATGTTATGGTCATCAATGAGGGCGTTGATGAATCTACTATATCTTTGTCTGTTGAGAATAAGCTAATAGCTTTAAGCAAGACAAAAGAAAGAAGATACACAAGCAACGATCAGAGATCAGAATACCCGTCAGATAAAGGCTTTGATTACGTTACTACTATAGCTGAAAGCACAATAAACTGGGGCGGTGAAACCACTAAGTCAGCAAGTCAACAATATGAGCGTAAACGTACAGGGCGTTTTTAAAATCAGGGGAAGGCATGATATATCAAGAAGAATCATACTTTGATGTTAAAGATGATATTAAGCCGTTATTAGAAAAGCATTGGGACAAAGCAGCATTATATAAAGATAAGATTAAAATAGACCCTGATTGGAATGCTTACGAAATAGCTTACACGCATGGGATATTGAAAATCTACACCGCGAGAAAAGATGGTGATCTTGTTGGTTATATAATAGTCAGTGTTGTGCCAAATATGCACAGTAAGAGTCATATAATGGCAAGTTGTGATTTGATATTTGTTATACCAGAAGCCCGAAAAGGTATGACAGGATATAAGCTAATCAAGTATGCAGAGATAAAGCTCAAAGAGTTAGGCGTTAGTGTATTCAACATTAACACTAAAGTTGATGCGCCATTTGATTCCTTAATGGAGAGAATGAGTTATAATCTAGTAGAACGCGCATATTCTAAATATATAGGTTAATTATGGCAGGAGCAGTATTTACAGCAATAGCACAGGCAGTAGTTACCATAGCTAGAGGTGGTCAGTTTTTGTTCTTGGGTAAAGGTGGTTATATTGCTTTTGCTGGATGGACTGCTACCTATGCGGCTTTAGGTGCGGTCAGTCGAGCATTGTTTGGACAAGCTGAATTAGATACCACGCAAGGCGTAAACTTTAACGTCAGAGACCCTGCAAGCACAAGAAAGATAATCTATGGTAAATGCAGAATTGGTGGAACTATTGTTTTTATTAACACTAGCGATACTGACAACAACTATTTACATTTAGTTATAGCAGTAGCAGGGCATGAGATAGAAGGCTATGAAGAAGTTTATTTTGATGAAGAAAAGGTCTGGGAAAGCGGAAGCTATCTAAACGACTGGGATGACCATTGCTTACTCAAGTTTAAAGATGGCACACAAACTACTGCTGATACTGATTTAGTCAATGCGTCAACAGGCTTTACTTCTGCACATATCTTAGAAGGCACTGCTTATGTATACGCTAGATTAGACTACGATAGAGATAAGTTTACTTCTGGCGTTCCTAATATATCTTTTGTTGTTAAGGGCAAAAAGGTATATGACCCTAGAACAAGCACAACTGTTTGGTCTGACAATCCTGCTTTGATTCTTAATGATTACTTACTAGACACTAAGTACGGTCTAGGAGAATCATCATCTAATATAGATCAGACTGCACTGACTGCCGCAGCAAATGTTTGCGATGAAAATATAACTTTATTGAGTGGCACTCAAAAGAACTACACTTGCGATGGCATCCTAGATACTGGCACAACTATCAAGGCAAACGTAGAGAACATCTTATCTAGCATGATTGGTACGATGCACTACACTAATGGCAAGTTCCACATAATGCCGTTTGACGATAGAACACCAGAAACAGATAAGATCACCGATGATATTCTTGTAGCACCTATATCGATTACTACAAAGAGAAGCAGGTCTAGTCTATATAACACTGTAAAGGGTAGATTTGTATCTGAGGAAATGAACTACATTGTCGCTGATTACCCTGAACAAACTACTAGCGGTGATACTGATGACTATACCGTGAATGATGGCGAGACAATATCCCTAGACCTTAATCTGCCGATGACAACTAATCAGGCTAGAGCGCAGAGATTAGCTAAATTGACTATGGAAAAGTCTAGGATGCAGATGACCATAAGCATGCAGCTAAACATGCAAGGGCTGAAGTATAAGGTTGGTGACAATGTAAACATAGTTAATTCAAGATTTGGTTGGACTAATGCCAGTCCTAAGAGATTTGAAATAACCAACATGAGTATTATTCCTGATCCAGAAAGAGGAATAGTAGTACAGGTAGAAGCAACAGAGAATGAAACATCAGTTTATGATTGGACAGCAAGCCAAGACCAGCAAGACTATGTTATACCGCCTGATATTGGCGTTTATACAGGGACAACTGTTGTCGCTCCTACTAATTTAAAAGTTTATAGTACGGGCGATAAGGCTTCAAAAAGTGAGAAGCTAGTTAAAGTAAAGTGGGATGGTGTTGAGTTAGCTGATGGTGCTACACCTTATGAGCCATACTTTAGTCATTATGAGGTTATAGTTAATAAGCCTCTCGGAAAAGATAAAACATATACAACAACAGATGATGAAATTGTTGTTTCTATAAGTCAGACCCACACAACAAAAGGAACTAGAAGCAGTGGCATATCTGTCAGGGCTGTTAATACAAGAGGCTATAAAAGCACAAGTGCTGGAGTTGCAAACCTAAAAGCTAGCACTGTATATCCTAGCGAGCCTGAAAATATTAATAATGTCGTATCAGCAACTTATTCATCGCCATCAGTTCCTCAACTTACTGAGTTAGCACATGAAGCAGGTATTATTGTACAAGAAGGAACTGAGATAACTTACATCCAAGTTAATTCTAGCGGTGTTGCACTTAACTCAAGAGAATATGTTTTTGAATCAACTGCAATAAGAGCAATTAGATTTGGAAACGTAGACCCTGAAGTAGATAGAGTAGACCCGCCAGAGTTAGTTACTAACGGTACATTCTCTACAGACAGTGATTGGGTTAAAGTAAATACTGTAGGAACATTTACTATCGCGAGTGGTGTTTTAACAGGAACAGATGTTGGAACAAATGACTTTTTATATCAAGTTATAGAATCTGAAACAGGCTTAAAAGAATGCACTTACAGTAAGACAACAAGCGGTACTAACGGAACTGTTGGTTTGCAGATATATGATGCCAATGACTTTAGCCAATTAGCTAATAGCTATGAAAGTGCAAGTGGAACGCATA